CTAAAATCAGTAGCCAAGCCACGCGCGTGATTAGATAACTGGCCAGGCTTTGTACGAATATCGCGAACTATCCAACTGCCGTTATTCCACAATGAACCCATAGACCGTTTAACTACTTGCCGTATAAATTCGTCATTACCTGCCAAAGCTCGACTAGCTACAGGCGCTTTAGCAGCTGTATACGGTCTAGTCATCTTCGCCTAAATATTCGTTACGTTTGCTTTTAATACCGTTAGACGCAACTAGGCCCGATAATGTGCCTGTTAAAAAAACTACAATAGTTGACATTAAATCTATAAATGCTGCGTCATTTGGGCTTTGTTCTATTGGCTGGCTTACAAACAATAGGCCATAAACCATACCTACGACAATGACGCTAAAAACTAAACCTAGCAGTACGCCTACGGTAACGATTAGGCGCGCGTGTAGTTCGTCTGGGCTGTATCTGTAACGTTTCACGGCGTTATTCCGCAACGGTCTGGCACATAACAAGTGTTTAGTGCAGAATTTTTTACTTTAGATTTAACCGTAATTGTGTTGTCGCGTGTTGTTTCGCAAGCGGTCAGCATTACCAGTATTGCCAAACTAGCCAAGTAGTGCGGCGGCTTCATCTGCTGTTAATCCAAGTTTGTCTAAAACGGCTTGACGCGCGGCAACGCGTTCTATTTTTGTTTCAAATAATGCAGCGTGTTTTGTTTGGTCTTTTGTGCGTTGAGTTTTTTCGGCTGTTGTCAATTCGCGTTCAACGGCTAGGCCTGTTTGTGCGTCGAGTTCAAGTTTGTTTGCCATAAATGCCTAACTGTTTTGATATCCGTAAACTTTAATAGTGCCTGTAATAGTGCCGCTTGTTAATAAAGTAAAACCGTCAAATTGTGTTGATGATTGCTGATAACTACCGCTAAGCCAAACGGTTCGATCGGTGTTGTAATTACCTGTGCCAGTAATAGTTGCATTAGTAAAAGTTGCTTTATTAGGGTTTGAAATTTCTACCCTGTATTGACCCGTAAAATCTTTATCGTAATTACCTAACAACCATTCATCAGTACCAAGAACGTCAGCAAACCTAGTAATTGACGATGCAATTTGTAATGCAAGTTGTCCGTAATTTGTTGTTGCGTCTGTGCTGCTTGCTCTTAAACGTATTGAAATATCGTGATTATCTAAAGAACCAGCGGTCAAAACAACAATTATTGCATAATTATCGTAGGTGCTAGTAAAACAGTTGTTTATTGAAACACTTGCAACCGCCGAAGGTGTAGCAGTAGCAATTAAAGTTAAACCGCTACCACCTGCAGCAAAACTAAAATTTGCATTTAATGACGCAGCGGTCAAAACCTCGCCAGCAGTATAAGTAGTTAATGGCATAGTGTCCTCACTTTATCCTAAAACATTGTCAGCGTCTAGTATGCCGTAAATAGCGTCATTCAAAATAAGTTCATAAACGATAGTTGTAGGGCTAGTAAACAACAATATTTTATGGCCGTCGCCAATATTTAGCGTATGTTCAACGCCTTCAATACTTAGTTCTTGGGCTAGTTCTGTAGTGCCAGCGCCGCTAGTAAACGTTTTTTCTATGGTTATTGTGTCGCCTATATCTATTATGGCTACTGTGTCCCGCTGGGCTGTAGTCAACATATTTAGGGCCGTACCTACAGACGTATAACGCGGTTCTGGTTCGCCTTCAAGTAAGTAGCTAGCCAGTGTTGCGGCTGCAGTGTCGTTATGTAAAAGGCTGTTTGTAATGCTTTGGGTTTGTATAAAATATTTGGCTTGGCTAGCTGCGTCGTCTGCTGTTTGCGGGTTATTGCTACCTAAAATTTGGACTACTGCACGGTTTACTACTTGGTCAGCTTCAAAACTAATACCCAACTGATTAAACACTATTGCTGTGCCGTCGTCGTGAAAGTCTGCTACAGACCCACTAAGCGTGCTACCTACACGCGGTTGAAACGTTAGTAACCCGTCGCGCGACATAAACAAACGGCCTTGCTCGGCGTCGTTTATGTCAGTGCAATAACTTAAAACGTTTGTGCCTTGGCTAACGGTAAACGCTGCAGCGCCGCCTAACGTTTGCGTACCCGTAGTAATGGCACGTTGCGCTATTGGAAAGTTAACTTCTGGTAAATCTAAAACCGCTGTAAGACGGGCGCTAGTTAATTCTTCGCTAACGTTAAATTCATCTAAAACAGTTTGACTTAATAAATAAAAATCATCTGCACAAAATACCGTTACCGTATCTATGCCACCTAAAGCAAAGTCATAATTATAATTAACTATGTAACCTTTAAAAAGATATTCGGCATTATTTAAATCGTCGTATCGGACTAACTCGACTTTACGCATAGGCGCTAAACCAGGTTCAGCTAAAGCAGTGTCAAAAAATGGACTAAGTTCATCAAACGGGTTAAAAATTCCGCTTGTATCGCTAAGGGTAAACGTCATAGTGCCGGTACCAAACTGGTCGCCCTGGTCGCGTCTGCCGCGCCTTACGTTTACGTTTACGCAACCGTCTAAAACCGCTGCAAAATTAGTAGTACCGTCTAAAACGTATTGCGTATTATTTAAAACGCCTTGCGGGTTTGCGTTTAAAATAAACCCGTCTTGAATAAAACCTGTATCTATAAACAGTTCGTAATTACCTGAACCTACAACAGCTACCCCAGCCATTAGGCAACCTGGAATTGCGACGGCCCAGCCAAACGGTTATAAGCCAACAAAGCATTATTGACCGCTACCGCTGTTTCGGCAGTAGTAGCCAAACCGCCCGTAACGTTAATAGTTACGTTACCTAACGGCCTACCTTTATCTGTAGGCGCACCTACTGGCAGAAGCGTAGGCATAGTAGGCGCTGTAAGGCTTGGGTTAGTTATAGTTTGGTCAAATCCTGCGCCAATACCTTTAACGTCAGCCAGCTTCAAACCTTTAACGCCTAGCTTTGCTTGCGCCTTAGCTATGGCTTCTTCGACGCCGCGTAAATAGGCTTGGGCGTTAGCAACGCCTGCCGCGTAAAAGTTGTTTGCCGATACTTCGCCAATACGTTTGGCAATAGCGTTAACTTCTTCTACAAGTTTGTTAGCCCGTAAAACGTTTTCACTAGACGCTAAAAGTTCTTTAGCTATCTGGCTACCGCTATCTATACCAGCGTCTATAACCTGTTGCAAAGCTTCGCTACTTAAACCAGCTGCTAACAGTCGCTCGACTAAGCCCGCAAATTCTTTAGTTTTATCAGCCTGTTTTTGTAACGCACTAAAAAACGTTAAACCTGCGTCTTCGCCGCCTTCTTCAAAAGCCTGCCCAAAATTAAGCGCGTTAGTAATAACGTCAGAAACTGACTTACTAAAGTTGTCAAATTCGTTTTGCGCTGTTTTAAGACGGTCTTTAGCGCCGTCTAACGCGTCGCCCATTTCTTTATTAAGCGCTGCCGCTGCTTCTTTTACTCGGTCTGCCATTTCTTTAAGTTTTTTGCTAGCGCCGCCTTTGCTACCACCTGCGTTTTCGCCTAATAGTTCTGCAGCGTCTGCAGCTGCTTTAGCGTCTTCTGCTAATTTTTTGGCTGCAAAACTTGAATACCCAGACGCGCTAGCTATGTTGCCAATACCAGCTTGAAACCGTGTAAAGCTGTTTTCTAGTGCGCCTATGTCTATTAAATTGTCAAACGCTTTGCCTAATAATTTAAGGCCTTCTATGCGGTTGCCTGCTATTAGTTGTAATGAAGCGGCTGTAACTATCGAGAATTTGTAAATAGCGTTAGCGGCCCGCGCTGCGTTAACAGCCACAAACTTAAAGCCGTTAACTATTTGTGTACCGCTGCTACCCAATTCGTGCGCGGCTTGCTGCAAACCTTTAACAAAACCTTTTTCACCAATAACAGTAGCTACCCGTTCAAATGCCGGTACTACGTTTTCATTTAAAAACGTTACAACGTCTAAAAATATAGGTAAAAATGCTTGACCTAATTTTTGTTGTATGTCGTCAAATGTTGCGCCTAAGATTTTTTGTTGCGCTGCTAAGCCGTCGCTGGTTCTGGCAAAGTCGCCTTGCGCGTCTGCCGTTTGTAAAAAGATTACGCGTTGTGCTGCTAACACTTTTTGTTGCGCTGTTAATGCTTTGTTGCCGCTATAGATACCTAGCTCGGTTGCGGCTGCTTTTAATGTTGCGTCATCTAGTAGCACGCCGTACTTGCGTAACGGTTCGGCTTCGCCTCGAAGCGCTGAACCTAACGCCGTTATAGCGTCATCTACAGACGTGTTATTAAACGAAGCTAAATCGGCTGCAAGGGTTACAAGTTCTGTAGCAAAGTTAGATAAATCTTTACCAGCCAAGCCAGCGGACTTACCAAATATTGCAAACGTGCCAGCGGCTGCAAGCGCCGCCGTTTCGCTTATGCCTAAAGCCGTGTTAGCTGTACGCGCAAACCCTTCAACCTCTTTAGATATTGCACCAAAAACTACAGTATTTTTACTTATTGCTTCGTTAAAATCTGAAGCGCTTTGAATAGCTTTATATGCAAAAACGCCTACAGCCGTTGCCGCGCCTGCAATAGCTGCGCCTGCAATTAGCGTAGATTTTGCTAACCCGCTAAAACCTTTATTAGCGTCAACGCCAAAAGCGCCTAAAGCTTTTTGTGCTGCGTTTAAACCTTTATCGTCAAACGTGCTTACTATCGGTATGTTAATTGCCATAACGCACCTTTAACTTTTTGTTTAAAACGTCTGCTACGTCGTCTACAATTTTTTTAACGGCGTACTGAACGCTATAGCGGTTCTGTTCTACTGCAGGGTCAATAGCGCGTGGCTGGTTGCCTACTTCTACGTTTAAGTTAGTTACAAACTGGCCTTTAGTTTTAATGCCAGCGTGGTCATAAATAGCGCCGGCTGCGTCTGTTTGCTGAGCGACCATTAGCTGGTAGGGCCTAGAAGCAAACGTAACGCTATGGCTTTCGCGCGGGTTAGTTTCGGCGTCAAACTTATCTTTAAATTGAACCGTGCCGCC